CCGGAATAATCACTTGAATAACCTAAAAATTGCTTCAATTCATTATTTTCAAGGATAAAATAATGCGAAGCGCCGGTTATGCTTTCACCTGGCTTTGTCTTATAATCATCCTGCATTGTAGATATATCCGTCACATAGAATACATCATGGGTATTTGAAGATGCAAAGGCCTCCTGCAAAAGCTCATCAAAATCCTTAGCAAATTTAAGCCTTGCCTGGGTTTCCATATAAAGAGGAATAGTATCTGTCCCGGTTATTGACTTTACATTCGGTGCAATTTCAAGGTCAATATCCATCTTGTCTCTTTTTCCCCAGCCTCCATGCATTTGGAAATAAAGTCCGTCGTCATATGTCTTTCCCTGGGAATACCAAGGAACAACATAAGAATAATCTTCCCCATCTTTCCAATATCCAACTTCAGCTACCGGAATTCCACAATATTCAGCATATGGGTCAAGCGCATTGAAGTTTATCTTATATTTGTTGATGGTTTCAATGTCTTTCGCTAAAGGATAGGCAAATTGTTTATTTTTTGTACTATCACAGAAATGAGGCCATTGGCCTGTAGTTCCTGTAAATACGCAAACATACTCACGGATTTTATATTCATCCGGAGTAAAACCGAACATGGAAAGCATCGCGTCAAGGCCCTTTCTTGTGCCTTTGACGGAGAACAAATATTGCGAATTTAGCTTCAAACGACGTATGAACTCGTTATTGGCATCACTTGCAGTATAACCAGATGTAAGCCCAAGATACAACGTATTTGTTCTTATCTTATTATCGCTGGTTATTTTAAGGGTTTTTGTCTCCCAGCCAGAATTATTAAGGGCATCGGTAAGTGTGTAATCCGGAGTATTTGACTTCTGGTTATACGTTATTGTGTTGATTGACTTTATGCCGTCAGCATAGAGTTTAAGGTCATCAAACTGGCGACCATAAATCTTTGTAATAGGTTCAATTCGGGAAGTATCAATTGTACTCATATCCTGCATATCACCATCACTATTGGATATATATGTCCAGTCAAGTGTCTTTATTGCCTCATGTGTAAGTGACCTCCACATATTGTCACAATGGAACTCATCGTAATACTCGGACAACTCAATGAGCGATTCTACATATGAATAATACGGCCCGCTAAGGTCTGGATTATATCCGCCAAGAAGTGATGGCCAGGTATATGAAACCATATCATATATGTAACCCGTTTCCGTTTCTTTCGGTGTTTCAAACACGGCAGTGTAAATCGGCTTTGAAACTCTGTCAAGGATTACATACGTAAAGTCATCACAAGTGCGGAAATATTCTTCAACCATCTCCTTTTTAGGACGAATATGGGCACCATCAAGTAAAAATTCTTCTGGTTCTGCTGGGGCGCCTAAAAGTACAGATTTGCTTTTTTTAGCTTTCTTGGCTTTTTTAGTCGTTACTACTGGCATTACTGCACTGGCCAACTCATCTTCATCGTCTGTATATCTCTTCTCTTCTGGTAATTGTTCAAGGTCGCCGGTTATAACAATCGGAATTGGGTCTGTTTGAACTGGTTCTGGTTCTGGTGGTACTGTTTTTCCTTTCCCATAGGTATAATAAATTTTCCCATCGGTATTGTCCCTAAATGCTGTAACATCAAATTTCTTTCCTGAAAAATTGAAATGAATGATAGCTATCTGGTCAATTTCAACTTCTTTACCTTGATAACAATCACCGATGGCGGTAGATTCTACATCAAAGCTGGTAAATGGGTATTCCTTTTCTTTACCGCCCTCAATAACGACTAGGTTATAACTTGAACCGCACAGACAGAAGTATCTGAGCGGATTGTATACACTATTTTCTTGTAAGTTTTCGGTCGTTATGTCTATACCATATTCATTATAAAGAAGACTGTTGAAAATTGCAACCTTCTTTATGTATTTCGGTGAATCGGATGTAATTGCCGTCGGAATTTCCGTAACAGTTTCAAGAGTAATTGCTGTATCGCTGAGGTCATTGTACATTTCATCAATTTTTTCCTGTGTCTCAAGCTTAACATATTTATTACCATCCAGCTTATAGTAGTCAGCATTTGCATCATTTGTACTATATCCAGCCTTATTTTCATCCGGTGCATAAAACTTAACTTTATCGTCAGAAAACCACAATTCAGCCGGGAAATCTGTTATGACCCCGTTAATTGTGCCTTGGATAAGCTTTACTGCTGAACCATAACAAGCGAAATCTCTAATGCTTGTATAGTTTGGCTTCAACCTGATTCTTGTTTCTTCGGTAATTCCACTATCTATGATTGTATCAATAGTCCAAGCGCCATTTTCATCTGTTGAGCCACTTGGATTCGGGACAAACTTACCCCTGACGTGCTTCTTCTGGCCATTGATACCCAGCCTTGAAGTAAACACGAAATTTGAATCGCCTATCACATACTCACCCTTCAAAGCATTCGGCATTGGATTTATGGTCGTATAATCATTCTCATAAATCGTCGCGCCAGAATACTTCTTATGCTTTCTGCGTAGTGTGAAGTCAGCCTTTGTTGTTATATACCTTGACATATCCTATCGTTAAACTATGTTATCGTAATCTTCGCTACTCTCTATATTCTCCCTCTTACGCTTGACGCTATAAAGCGGTTCGCCGAGCGAGTTCTTCTGCTCATAGAAATCATACTGCTGGTAAATTTCCTTATTGTCGTTGTAGTGCGTCATAATTGCTCTATCATGGTCCATAATGGTATCGCCTTCAAGCATTGTTGTGATTGTTTCAGCATCATGCTCAACCATTTCAATCTCAATCATAACCGGACTGAATTTGGTGTTAACAATTGCAACCAAATCTTTCTCCTCAACGCCAGTACCGATATTCGGCGCTACATTTGGACTATAATCCCCATAGGAGCAAGGAGTTAATGTACAGAACAGTAGATTGGCTGAGCTATCCGTATACTGATATCTCTTTGGCATACTGGATGAATCGGACACGCTTACCCAAATTGGTCTGCAGAAATTACAGGAAGTGATAATGAATGCCCTGTCTGTTCGTTCATTTGTAGAAGGGTCAAAATACTCAATACGGTAGCCGGTAAGGTCGGTTATGCCGCCAACTTTGCCCTTATCAAGCACAACACCGCGTATTTCCGGGTAATCTGCCAACACACTAACATCTGTTAAATGTGTGACAAACTCTTTAGGACGTATATAAACCGTATAAATTCCTGTATCGTTGAACACGTCAAGAGGGAGACGAAGATTAAACATACCGGGAAGGACATCCTCAATTCCGCCCTGTATTCCATCTGCATGTGATGGAACCAAATTGGATGCACTCAAGGGTTTGAACTTCGTAAAGTCCTCATCAGTGGTGCTCCTGTTCGGTCTGTAAAAGTAAAAAAGTTCAGCATCCTTTACTGGGTCTATATATGCCGACCTAACTGTTCCGTATAATCCAGCCATTTCTATTATAAGTTAAAAAAATTATCTTTAATCTCTTCTAATGATGTAAACACATTTTCTTTGTTATAAATATCATTATTAATATTATCCAATTTT